CAAAACGCTCTAGGCGAACTAACCTATATTCATCCAATTCCTCTGAACTGTCAACCCATTTTGTAGTTATTTTTCCATCAACACGCAACTCTGCTATACGCTTGGCATAGGTGTTTAAACGCTGTCTAATGATGTCTGCCATGCTTGTGAAGTCATTGGCTTGATAGGCTTCTACCATTGCCTTTGAATCCCACAATTGGTCACACATCTCGTTAGCTGTCAACTCTTGCTTTACAGCATACATTTCGTCTTGAATCTTTAAGTTTGTCATCATTTACTCCTGTTAAAAATGTATCTTCTCAGATTTATTGATTAAGGGAATCGGTGTTTACCCTATGTGCCATGTTTTTAATAAAAACTGCCATAGATGCTGTTGTGTCACCACCATTTTTCATCTTTGCTACTTCATTGGCACAATCAATCAGGGCTGAAGTCCAACCTTGTAAAAAGATGTGCCATGCCGCATCTTCTGTAAATTCATATTCACCAAAGATTCTGATAAATTCTGATTGTGCTTTATTCATTCTTATCCCCTTGCTCTGATACAAATTGCAATAAAATCAGAATAATCTCTATTAGTTTTGCTTTTAAAACATTCGTCACAAATCAACGCACACGCTTCACGCTCTTTCTCTGCTACCAGTTTGGCAAATTTATAAATGTCTTTATCGGTACATACAAATAATTCGCTTTCTTCTTCACTTGGCTTGCCATGCGAAACAAACTCTGCCTCCATAGCCATCTCAATGATTTCATCTTGTGTCATACACTTTCCTCCACATATTTTTCCAATCGTCTAATGTCTTTCATTGTCAAATAGTCTTCAATGTCTACCAATTCGTCATCAACTAAGATGAACGTAAAAACATCAACTCGAAACTCAACACCATTCTCAGGGTCTGATTCCTGAACTTCAAATGTCATTACCACCTTGTCAACATTAGGATACTTCTCGTTAAATTCCTCGTTGTCGGGCAAGTTGGGCAACATTGCAATTTCATACTCAAAGTCATAGTAGTTGGGACTCATTTTCAACACCTTTTAAGAAACGGAACATACCGCAATAAGGACTTTGCCATAAAATCTCAAATTGTTTTACAGGGTTTTCCCTAGTTGACTTAAAATAAATTCAAGGCATATTTACAGGATTCGTAATCTGCGATAAACTGTTTGGGGACAGGCTACTCTTAGCGGAGGAAAAGGCGATTCGTTACCGCCCTGCCAATGTTCCCACCAAGTAACGATGACCGATAACGTAAGGTTTCTATGCACTACTACAAATTCAATATTGCCGACTATCGTAAAGATACAGGCCATCTTTCCACACTTGAGCATGGCATCTACCGCCAACTCATTGACTGGCAATATCTTGACGAAAAACCCATTCCAAAGGAAACCCAAGTGGTTATCAGGCGGTTACGTTTGGGTTCTGAAGATGAGTTCAAATCACTAGAAAATGTGCTTTCTGAGTTTTTTAGTTTGTCAGAAGATGGGTATGTTCAAAAGCGAATAATGATGGAAATACATGGTTATCAGAGTAATGCTGATAAGAACAGAACCAATGGAAAACTAGGTGGTAGGCCAAAGAAAACCCAGTCGGTTATTTTGGGTAACCCAAACGAAACCCAACCGAAAGGCAACCATAAACCATTAACCATTAACCAAGAACCAATAACCAATATAAATACAACACCTATCGGTGTTTCTGATTCTGTTTTTCAGGAATTCAAATCTTTAAGAAAAGCCAAGAAAGCCCCTATAACTGAGCGAGCCATTGATGGCATAAGGACTGAGGCTGAAAAGGCAGGTTGGACTCTAGAGCAGGCAATGACAGAATGTTTGGTTCGTGGTTGGACAGGATTTAAGGCTGATTGGGTTGTCAAACCAAATGTTGCCGACAAAGTGCATCAAACTGTGCCAAGCACATTTGAGCGTGACCCTACTTTAGTTGCATTAGACGCTAGTATTAAAAATGCAAAGACTAATCCTCAGATGATTGCCATGATTCGTGAAAAACTAAAAGGCAGGACAATATGAAAGTTTTACCTATTAAAAACGAAGAAACCGAGCCTTGGTTATTAAAAAAACATTATGCTCATAGGATGCCACAAATAATGTTTTCTTTTGGTCTTTATGATGAATCCAATTTGATTGGTGTGATAACTTATGGAATACCTGCTTCTCCTTCACTTTGCATGGGAATATGTGGGAAAGAATATTCAGAAAAAGTTTTGGAGTTAAATCGTATTTGTTTAGAAGAAAATGGTAAAAATCAAGCATCTTTTTTAGTAGCAAACTCAATAAAACTTTTACCAAAACCAACTATCGTTGTTTCTTATGCCGATACTGCTCAGGGTCATGTGGGTTATGTTTATCAATCGACTAATTTTCTTTATACGGGTTTGTCTGCAAATAGGGTTGATTGGACAATCAAAGGGCAAGAGCATAAACATTCAAAAACTATTAGTGATGGAATGACTTTAGAGCAAATAAAAGAAAAACATGGGAATGATTTTTATTACACCGAACGCTCAAGAAAACATCGATATATTTATTTTCATGGTAATAAAACAGACAAAAAAATCTTTAAAAATAAGTTAAATTATCCAATAGAACCCTATCCAAAAGGAAATTCTTTGAAATATGACTCAGGTGGTATTGTTAACAAACAGGAACTTTTATTTGTATGAACCATGAACAAGCCATTGCCATCCTTGACAAACACAAAGAAGGAAGCCATGAATACTCTATGCTTACCATCAATCGAGCCTTATGTATCACAGGAGACATCGTATCGGAGTCAGTTAGATTGGCTTGTGAAGTTGGCAAATACGAAAGGTTGGAAAGAATATACGTGGCACAGAACGAAGGAACTGAACGAGATTCAGTTATTCAAGGGAATCAAAGACGATTTGGTAAAGATAATGAGGTTACAGAATGACACGACCAAAGAGTGAAATAACGAATGTCCAATGTACAGTTTGCATTAGGCTAACACCACCATTGAGAGACGAATACAAGCGTTTAGGTGATGCCAAATGGTTGCGTAAACTACTAGCCCAAAGTATCGAGCAAGAGCGTTTAAACAAGGTTAAATTATGATTTTCTGCGGTGTAGACCCAGGCTCTGTATCTGGTGCAATAGGCTTTATTCATGGTGCGGATGGTTCTTATATTGACTCATGGATGATTGAGCACAAAGATAAGCACATATTGGCATTGGCTTTTAAATCTCGCATACTAGGTGCAATTCCACCAAATGAGGGTGCAGAGATAGGCATGGAATCAGTCCACAGTATGCCAAATCAGGGCGTGGCGAGTACATTTCAATTCGGGCGAGCCGTAGGAGTAATTAGTGCAGTATGTGAGTTAACGAGATACCCGTTTCACTTAGTAACGCCTCAGAAGTGGAAGGGCTATTTTGGGTTGACTAAGGATAAAAACGAAGCATTGGACATGGCTAGGATGTATTGGCCTGAAGCAAAATTAAAGTTAAAGAAGGACATAAACAGGGCTGAGGCTTTGCTGATAGCCCAATGGCTAAGGTATCAAATCAATGGCAAAGATTGAGCAAAAACAAAGGATTTTTTACCTTACTGATGCGGAAATTGAAATATTTAAAAGGGTCGGTGATGGCAATATGACCGAAGGCGTGAGGGTATCGGCACGATGGGCAAATCACTTTTTTAACATTGGGCTGACAACTGACATTGACTTAAATCATGTGGGGCTGATAACAATAGCAGATAACGAGCACGAATAATATAGCCCTAGAAACGATTTTAAGGCACTTTAGAGACGTTTTTTTAATTAGGCAATGGTAGGATAAGGACTGGCAATAAAAAACCCACCGAAGTGGGCTATAAGTGAGTATTTACTGACTAGTTAAATGATTTCATTCTGACAAAATAAGGGGCATAAAAACTTCTGTTTTCTCCCCTTCCCCTGCCGCTTGTATCAATTATCACTAAATTGACTTGGCTAAAATTGTGTTTTAATGCGGTTTCTCTTTTTATATGACCAGCATAAACACGCATATATGCTCCATTGGGAGTATGTTTAAAACAATATGATTTTTTAAGATAACTCATGTTGACACCTTTAAGTTGATTTTCTGAGGATGATTTTTAAGAGTAATGCAATGGCGGCGTAGAGCATGTTTAAACGCTCTCTACTTCATCACAACATTCAAGACACCCCTCATGGTCGGTTTTTTTGTTTTGTTCATCGACAAAATGCTCTAATTCTGAATATTCTTCAAACTCTGACTCATGCCCACAATTATAACAAGACCACACCCAAAACACATCAAAACCGATAGAACAGGCAACACAGCCCACCCAGTCTTCATCCCACACCCACACATTACCCGATGACTCATTGAGTCCTGCTTGTGTGTTTTTTGTGGTTTTCAGTCCTGCTTTACGAATAGCGTTTAAACAGTCTGCGAGTCGTTCAAGGTCTGCGCCTTGGAATTCTTGAAATAAATTATCCATTATTAACACCTTTCAAACGTAGTAAGCCACTACAAAGCCAAGCACCAACAAAGCACAAGCCAAAGGGAACATAATTCCCAATGGTTTAAACTTTATTTAATTGTCAAATTCGTGATGCACTATGCAGATAACTTGATTGTCTGTTTTTTGAATAGTTGTCACTCTATTACAAAAGTAACCCCCAGCATAATTACTATCCCTATAAACCTGCGGATAAATCCACTGATACGCCTCATGTTCGAACAACGCATCGTTTAAACAGGTTAGCAAAATATACTGCTCAGAGCCATCACAGCCCCTGTCTATTGTGCCAATAGTAGTCGCCTTGATTTCAAGGTCGGTAGTGGTGTCGGTGGTCATTGTGTAACGCCTTTCAGTTGTAAATAGTTAAAATGATGCCAAGTGCAAACGAAGCCAACAGGCAAGCCAAAAGAGTAATTTTGTCGGTTTTATCCATGATGTTTAAACGGCCTCAGGTTTGCCAAGTAACTCAGCAAGTTGGTTATACACTTGCAACTTATTACCTGAATAGCCCATGCCTTTGAGAGTCTTGTAACAAGATACACCCCTGCTCATCTTCATGCCTTTTAATTCAAGGCCAAGACCTCTAAGCAAAACGTGCATACGAAAAGACTCAATTTGGTTTGGTTTATCTAAAATTGCTGACATAATTTTACGCCTTTCAAATAGTGCGACAGTGCACTGATAAACCCTTGAGGGTTTACCACTAAACTGTCAATCAGTGCTCATCACTCCATGTTCAGGGCAGTGAGGTGCGCCCATCTCTGAGAGCCACTTACCTGCAACTCTAACAGTGTAGCCACACTCAGTACAAACACACTTGAGCAGGCGTGTACCCTGCTTTTTAATGGCGTTTGAGGGTTGCAACTCAGCATGAGGGTATTGTCCGAGGCTCAAAAGTACAGGTTCTGCCCATGCCTTGAATTTATCGCCTGCTACTGTGGCAGTCATCTTACCTTCAAGACCGATGGCGAGAGCAGTGCGTTTAAACGCTTTCCCGTGGCCTGCATTTGGGTGAATTGCGTGAATCCACTCATGGGCGAGAATGTCGAGCACTCTCAGAGATTCGCTGATTGTGGGTGAGATGAAAATCTCAGCGTGATTGTCTGCTGATGCAACTGCTGACCAACACTGACCAACAGTGCGATTGCGAGCGCCCAGAGCGCCTTTAGACGGGAAGCCACACGAAGCCCTCACTTTATCGGGTACAGTCTCGCCTACACTCTCAAACAGGGTTCTAAGGTGCTCGCCTGCTTTATTGAGCCATTGCTCACGGGTGATGTTTGTGTTTATCATTGTTAACGCCTTTCAAGGTTTATTAAAATGTAAGAGCCTGTTTTTTTGACCCTTACATATATATATCATAATAGAATCGTGCCAACTTTTAAAATAGTCTTATAAATCAAATACTTAAAACATCTAAGCAAAACCCTATAATAGGGATAACCCTTATCTTATGTTTCATAATACTGAATATGGTTTCATAATGTGGAATATTCTATATTACTTTCAGTTATTTAGGTATGGTTAAAAGGGTGCATCCATCGTATATAGACTCAAATGCGAATGATTCTCATTTGCAATAACCTGTTGTTGCATAAATACAACTGTATATTCTTACAGTAGTAGTAACCCTATGAGTGTTAACCCTATGAGGGTAAACCCTATTAGGGTAAACCATTAAGGGTTTGTATGGGGGGGAGGGGGTAGTCGAGGCGTGAGATATTTGTGGGAGCCTCCTACCCACACGAGAAGGTAAAATTAGACTTTTACCCAAACAAGCCAATCCTGATTTAGAAAAGAAGATGAA